ATTATATTTATAAGAAAATCAAATTGAAGGCGGCCATCGATGTGATGTTGCCTATTCATTTCATTAGCGTAAAGAACAGTGTCTGGAAAATATGATAAACCACGGTTAACCATAAAAGCATTATAATCCTTTTCAGATATATCATCAATCATGATATCTTTCTTTGTAGAATTAATAGCATTTAAATAATCAAACGGATTCATCTTCTCCATACCTCCCACGAGACTCATTACCATCGTAATTAAGTTCGGTGATAGATTTTTGCATCATTTTATAATCTTTATGATCTTCAGAATCTTGCAAATCTTGAAGTTTCTTTTTAGCATCTTGGCTGTAATCGAATATCCATTCACGAGTTACAATATTATTATTCATTTCAACAACTCTAAAGCGAGTTTCTACACCATAATGAACTGGATATAGGTAATAATTATTTGCTTTAGCTATTGTCATTTGAATTTTACTCCAGCCATTACTTCAGTTAAACATGCGACTGTATTCAATTCATGATCAGCAACAAATGCATTCTTATATTGATAATCAGCTAGGATTAATACCAATTGTGGTATAGAAGCTGAATCAACATGATCATTCATGCTATCATAAATCTTACGATAAAGCGCTGCTGGTTCGCTATCCATATTTTCAGCAACCCATTTACGCACTTGTTTAAAGTTTTTTTCCTTTAAGAAAGCCATTAAACTATTAATTGATACATCAGACAATTGAACTAATATACCTGAATCAATAGTACCACTTACAGAATATCTTTGTAATTCATTAAGAACCTTGCGCCAATCTGGCATATGTTTCATAATCAATTCTGCTAGAATCTGTTTCTCATATTGTACATTGTTCACTTTAAGAATCATTTCGCACCGTTCTAGAAATCCAATCGCTAGTGGAGCTGCATTTTTCTTTGAAACATTAAACTCGATTGTTGTACAACGAGAATGTAGTGGTTCAATAATACGATTTTTAAAATTGCATGTAAGTATAAACCTACAATTAGACGAGAATTCTTCAATGAATCCACGTAAAGCTGGTTGAGTTGATTGAGGATTTAAATAATCTGCCTCATCCAATATCACAACTTTATATCCACCTTGTAAAGAAACAGTAGAAGCAAAATGCTTAATTTTATTTCGAAGTGTATCGATACCAGATTCTTCTGATCCATTAATTAATAGATAGTCAAGATCTAGTTCATTACACAAAGCTTTTGCGGCTGTGGTTTTACCGGTGCCTGCCGTGCCTGTTAAGAGCATGTTTTGCATTTCACCATGTTTTAATACATCGGTAAAATTCTTTTTTAGCTCAGGAGGCAGTATACATTCAGCAATAGTTTTTGGGCGATATTTTTCAACCCATAGAAATTCTTCCATTAAAGTACCTCCCAACCTTCAACAGTGTCTAGCCTAAAAGCTCGCCATGCATGTTTGTCTAATGACCAAACAGGAAAAGCTTCCATGTTTTGAGGTTCATAATTGACTTTATTTGCAACGTTGTTTGCTTCCAGGACTGCTGGATTGAGAGTGCAGGGCATAACTCTAAGTTCCCCTGTGTCTATTTTTCGAAAAGTTACTGTGACAGTTCCTTTTTTTAGTGCTTCAAGTAGCGCTTTACTTTCATTCGTATTCATAATATATCCTATAATAAAAAATAAGAGTGGGAGCCGAAGCTCCCCTCTAGTTTTGGTTTAAGCTTCTTCAGCTTCTACCACTTCCTCAGCAACTGGAACGTCGCCTGCAGGAGCTTCACCATCTTTTGGTGCATTAGCTTCTAGGAATTTAACAACTCTTGATCTAAGACCACCAACTGCTTCCAGTTCAGGTCCTTCAAAACCACCTCTTTTAGAACACAAATCGATGATTTGTACCATAGTTGAGATGTCACCTAGGGTGAGTTGAGGTGCGGCTTCTGCAGCCACTGCGTTTACTTCTTCAGTCATTTTATTTCTCCTTTGCAAAGTAGACTAATTAAGGAAGACCGGTTATCCGCATCTTCCACCTTATCCTCATAATTAATTATGAGAAATTCTTTAATGTATTTATATTTATACATTAAATTCGCTTGTTTTCTCCAAAGCTATAAAATAATTTACAGGAGTTGAACGCGAAACGTTACTCCAATTACTTATCAACTTAGAAGAAATACTAACAAAATAATCACCAGGTAGTAATTTTAAGTTAGCAATATTGATTACAAATTTAAATTCATTCTTGCATTCATTGTCACCATCTAATTCCATAGAAAATGTGTTTGCAGTTGAATCTCTTTCATCCAATACAGTTGCAGTTACGATTCCATTATCACCGGAGAGTACCAGTTCTGAGTGGCCGAGAACAGCTGCAGCTTTTCGGATTTGATCTAATACAGATTCAGATAAAGAAATACCAAACTCGCAATCAGGCATGCTAATGTCTTTTTGTGGAGTTGTAAGTATTGCTGGTTCTGAAAAGTAGTATTTGATCTTTGATCTATTGTCGCCATTACTACTAATTGTAGTAAACTTATCATCAAAGCTTAATTCAGCTGGCGATACTAGATTCATTACCGACAAGAATTCGTTTAAGTCATAGACTCCAAACTCCTGCGGAAAGTCTTCCACTATTTCTGCTGAAGCCATAATGTTTTTTGCTTCTGAGATCGTTTTAATTTTTTGCCCAGGACTAATCACAATATTTGGATTAATCGAGGCAAAGTTTTTTAACACTTCAAGTGTTTCATCAGATATATTCATCATCATTCTTCCTCAAGATTTGCTGCACGGTCATCATGAACGTTTAGCATTATTATAGTATAATGGAGTACTTTCATCAAGTCTGCTCGATTGTATCCATTCTTTTTTCCGTATCTTTGTGCATATTTCAATATGTTTCCAATACAAAATCCTTCACCATGACCACAATCTACGATAAATTCCGTTGATTGAAATTTATTCTTAGAATAGTGACCATCATATGTTTTGTTAATATATTCAGCAAGCTCTTTTACAAGCTCGCCTTCATTAAATTTGTAGTTAATCTGACTCATCAAACTCCTTTGGACCAAAGTCCTCATCTTCATTAAAATTAACTCCTGAATCTACTTTAGTGTATAGATCCAAAAACGCTTCTTTAGTATCATCATCAAACCTAGCAATACATAAATTAATTGCTTTCATTCTATCATTAAAGATAGAGTATGTTTGAACAATATGACATAGCCTTCTAGTTGAAATAACTTCATCGACACCATCATCGAAGAAAGTCTTTCTGATAATATCAGCCCAATCAATAAGCTTATCAGTAAATTCTGAAACATCGCCATCAATGTCCATACCAAACTTTTCGAAATGCTTGATTACGATCTTTTTCTCAATTGACTGAGAAGGATAGTTTTGATCAATCGAAATAGTAAACCTTTCAAGAAATGCTTCATCGATAATAGAAGCAGCAGTAAACCTACCATCTTCTGAACCTTTGCCTTTCGTATTAGCAGTAGCAATGATATTGAATCCATGTGCTGGTTCAACTATTTCGCCAGTCTTTTTAACAAGAACTGGTTTGCCTTCAAGGATTCCTTGGAGACACATGATTTTATTTGTAGCTCTATCAACTTCGTCTAGAAGAAGAATAGCTCCATTTTCCATAGCTTTTAGAACAGGGCCTTTGGAGAATACTGTCTCTCCATTTACTAGCCTGAATCCACCAATCAAATCATCTTCATCCGTTTCAGGATTGATTTGAACTCTTATGAATTCTCTTCCTAGCTTAGCGCATGCTTGTTCTACCATAAACGTTTTACCGTTTCCAGATAGTCCAGAAATATAGATAGGGTAGAACATTTCAGTCTGAATGATTTTTTTCAGATCATTAAATGGACCCCAAGCTACAAAAGTTGGATCAATTTTAGCGAAGTTCTTTTCACTATTAACTACAGATTGTGGTGCCATAGCAACTACGTTATTAACTGTTGGTTGATTGACTACAGTTTCTACTGGTGTAATCATATGAGAAAGATCATAGGTGCCTCTACGAATTTTCGTAGCAGCATTAAAGATTGGGTTCCAATCCTTTCCACTATAACCTAGTGATTGAGCAGCATCTTTAACTTCTGCTGTTCTAAATTCCTGTTTACCAGGAAACCTTGAGGATAATTCCTCGAGGATTTTTTGACTTGATATTTTCAATTCATTCATAATATAGTTCCTTATCTCAATTATTTAATATAGTATATTATATACCATTTTCAGCCGAATGTAAAGGCTTTTTTTCATTTATTTTCATTTATTTGCACTTTATTGCACTATAAAATGGTATATGTATACACTTTATGGCACCATCAATATGCATGGTGCGTCAGCGTCACTTGTTTTAGATGAACAAGGGGATAACCCAGCCATATTCACGCTGTGTCCCATTATGCTACGACTCCACCTAGCTGCTTCATCAATACCTTGTTGTTTCTGTTATTCTTAGATATCTTCTTAAAAGTATTTCTAATTTGAGCAGTTGTCATATGATCAGTTTCAGTATTAGCAATACTTTCGTCTTCAGCACTAAGATTCTTACCTGACTTAATCATAAAGAACTTATCATATCCAAGAGCCTTTTCGACAATTGCAACTTTATTCTTATTGTATTGCTTCTGCATTTCTTTATAGAATTTGCTATCGTTATCAATCCAGTGTAGACCATCGATTTCAGCTATTTTGCTTTTCCAATCTCTTGTGTCTTGCGAAATAAAGAATCCAAGAGTTGTTACACCATATCTTTTCTTAAGATTCTCTAGTAAAGCTTTAGTAACACCTGATCTACGACCTTGAGTAGTAATAGTTTTACCATCAACGACGACGTTGATTGAACCATACCTATCAGTAGTATCTGCATGATCAACATTGTAATCTCTAACTACTTGCAATCCATTCGAATCACCATCTGATAAAACAACCAGATTCATTTTTTCAACATTGTGCTTTCCTACAAATCTTTTTACTAAGTGATGAGCAGTAATAAGCGCTGCGTTTAAAGGTGTAGATCCATACTCTTCACTTTTGCCTGTAATAGCAAAATCATAGTATCTTGGATTTTCACTATCCCATCTTTCGTTATTAGAATGAGTGGATAGTTTTCTCATGTATAGATGCTTTAAAGCTTCTTCATAATGAGATTTACTAAGAGATGAAGAGATTAACTGAGGCATTTTCATATTGTCAAAATCGACTTCGCCATCTTTCATTTTATAATCAGGGTTATCTTCTCTCCAAGCAGTAGTGAAAGCATATACATCAAAAGGTATATTAACAGCTTTACAAAAAGTTACTAGGTGAATTAACTGATCTAATACTTGTGGCATTGTTGAAGACATAGAACCTGAGTAATCAATTAACATTACCATTCCATGGTTCTTAGCATCTGCCAAATTAGTAACTCTTTTAAAAATATCATCATTAGTCTTGTAAGACCAAAGTCGATCGACATTAATAGAACCAGTTTTGGCTGTTGATGCTCTTTGCCACTGGAATGCAGCCTTTTTCATTTCAAATTCTTTAACTGCAACATTAACAGATTTCTTAACACTTCTGATATATTCAGGATATCCATCTAAAATGGTTTCATGCGCTTCGTGCACGAATTTCTCAGCCGCTTCAAATACAACCTTTCTTTCTTCTCTTAAAGAAGAGTACGGTATTACCACACTTGATATAGTGTTTTTACCTCTGTCTCTTGCAACCGTTGTTTGGTTACCATGTTGATCAGTATCAAGTAAACGCTTTTCAGAATCTCTAAAAAGAATATCAGTAAGAGATACATCAGCATCTTTAGACTCGTCAGGAGTCTTCGAAGCCTTTACCTCTGAATCACTTTCTTCTTTTTCACTATCACTGGAATCTTCCGATTCTTCTTGTCCGTTACTAGTGTTGTCTCCTTCCTCTTCAGTTTTCTCTGATGAGTCCTTTTGGTCACTGTCATTGTCTCCTTGTCCAGTGTTTTCGTTTTCTTCTTTTGCGGGAGCTTCTTGGTCATCATGTCCTTCAGGCATATCCATATCATTATCTTCTGGAAGATCAATGTTTGGTGAAGTTTCAGGCTCAGGATTCTGCATAAGCTCTGGTTGATTTTCTTTTGTATAAGCTAATACATCTTTAACAACTTCTAATACTTCTTCAAATGTTTCAGTATTCATAGTTCTACTAAAAAGAGTAGCTTCTTCATTATTAAATGGTACTTCAATAAGATTATTAAGTTTAGCTTTTAAGTTAATTTTATCTATAAGCTTTACTTGATCCCAATCTGGATTATTGATATCGCCAAAGAATTCTTCATTAGATAGGACTTTGTAGCCTCTAGCCATAGGACCAACAAGACCAGGATATGCTCTTCGTATCATTTTTTCGATACGAGCATCTTCAATAACATTGATATAAGACCTAGGGCAACCTTCTAATTTTTCCGGAGTGTCGTGCCATCCTTCATAAGGAGTAAATAGAGCATGACCTACTTCATGACCTACTAAAAGATCATGTACGTCTTTACCCATATCTTTCCAAAGAGGTAATCCGAGTGTTCTGTTTTGAATATCAAACCAAGCAGTATTGTAGTTACCATATTGAACTTCAATATTTTCCTTAGCTAGTAGTTTGGCGACTGTAGTATTATGCATTATGATACCACCTTTAGAATAATTGGTAATAGAAATAGACCAAAAGTACTTAAAAAGTCCCAGTCCAATAAACCATGTTTTCTTAATATTGCCATAATTAACTCCTTATTTAATTATTTAATATAGATATTGTAACACAGTTTTAGCTGAATGTAAAGGACTTTTTGCATTTATTTTCACTTTTTTTCATTAAATCACTTAAAATGGTGCGCCTGGCAGGATTCGAACCTGCGACCCTCGGTTTAGAAGACCGATGCTCTATCCAGCTGAGCTACAAGCGCTTTTTTCATTTTAGAAGTATATTATAACAGGTATTTTAGTGAATGTAAAATAACATTTAGTTATATGCTTATAACTATTTGA